GAAACGTCACCGATTCCAGCAGTGCCAAGGATTCCGGTTGGTTCGTTAGATCCGCCACCTTTGAGTGCCACGTTGTCGATTTTTGCCGCGAAAATTCGGACCATGTTGTTTCTGATTAGCTGCTCTACACTTGGGTCAGACTGAATCATCAACTCGCGAGTTACGGCTACTTTGTTTGCCAGAAGCTTTGGGGTCATGGTGACTTGAGCAAAGTCAGGCTCGTTGTTTCCAACTGAACCGCCTTCCGCAATGAAAGCCGCTGCGGTGCTGGTGGAAATCTTGGGAATCGCGACATTTCCTTGCAGTCCGTTCAGGACTGTTGCGCCTACTTGTCCCAGAATTGAGGTTGAAATCAGTGCATCAATGAATCGGTCGCCTCGGTAGTCTTCCGGCACGATGTTCGCCCCAGCGCCAAAGGTCGCTCCGGCTGCTGTTGATACCGCTCGGGTCTGCTGCCAACCAAAGTCAGGAACAAAGAAACCTTTTGGTTGTCTGCTCTGCTTCTTTGCCAACTCCTTGCTGACTTCCAATTCAAATCCGGCCTTGCTCCAATCCTTTGCATCTGCGGCTTGAATGGCTCTTACCAAGCTGTAGTTGCGCTTTTCTTTCGGTGTGGCGTCAACGCTGAAGTCGATTGGCTTGGACGTCTTCTTCTCTAAAAGCATGGCTTGGAATTCAGCTAGGCTTTTTTCTTCCTGAAGTGCGCGAAACGCTAGGTCATACTCGTTGTGCCGCTTACCAAGTTCGAGAATCTGGCTGGATTGGTTTCGGTACTCTTTCAACTGGTCTTCTTGTTGCCGTGTGTTTACCGGCTCTTGAACTACTTCTGCGCTCATTGTTTTCTCCTGAATTGCAGAATTGTCATTACCGGAAATTTCCGGCTTGGATCTGCCTACCCCAACACTGGAGTCAGCAGGAATGGAAACCATGCTCACTTCGAGCGGTTTAAACATATTGACTCTGTAGAGAGGCTTGTCTTTATAGCCGTTCTCGTCTTTCGTCATTCCTTGAATCTGGTAGCCAATCGAAACATTGCCTCGAATGCCGTCCACTACGTCACGGTAGACTTCTTCGGCTAGTGCGGACTTGGAAAACCGAACTTGCGCCCTGAGTTTGTCTTTATCGACGTAGGCTCTTTCGACAACTCCAATTTGCTGCCTTGCGTCATGGTCCAAAAGCAGTGGAGCCTTGCCTGAAGACATGAATTCCATGTCAACGGAAGAAATGTTGTGTTCAAGCACCTCGTAACCGAATTCACGTTCAACCGGATTCGTTGAGCTAATCGACATCATCACTCGACGGTCTTGTTCTTCGTCCATCATCCGAACTGAACCCATTCGGTACTGAGTCTGAACTGGTAAGTCTCTTGTCTCGACTTCTTCAACTTCTCGCTCTTCGGGTTCTTCTGCGACTTGTTCAGCCTTGGCAAACGCCACAATAAATTCGTCATTCGTTTCTTCAACGTCAATGACATGCCGCTCAGTCATGCTAGTTAAATCCATGTTTCTCTCGCTTTGATTCACGATTTTTTCACTCCAACTTTTGCCAGCATCTCCACCCCACATAGCCCAAGCGATTCTGCCATTACTTGGATAACCTTTCTCTCCTGGTCTGAATCCTTCCGCCTTTTTGTCAACTTCATGCCTCGCAAAAAAGGACTTCATTCTCTTGACGGTTGCCAGTGGTAGGCTCTTGCCGTTGCTGATGTCTCTGGCTCTTGCGATTCCGACACTGGTTCCGCCTCTGCCAAATTCTCGTCTCCACTCCAAACCTCGGTTGGCTTCTTCGACCATGCCACTGGTGGGCTTGTAAGAATCCGCCACTATTCAACCTCTGGCTCAACTGGTCCGTGTGGACTGCCTAAAGGCTCAAAGGCTAGACTGATTCCGTAACGCTCTGCCATTGCCTTGTCGTTCTGCATTTGCTGGAAGACTTCTTCGACGTCACGCCCGTATTGCCGCGCCACGTCATTCAGGCTTTTGAAGCCATTTCTTACTGCTTCGACTTCGGCTCTGATTTCTTTTGCTGGGTCTACCCAAGAAAAGCCTCTGCCTCGGAATTCCAAGGTGTTGGAAAACTTATCGTATCTAGTAATGGGAATCGGAATGCTGCCGGAAGTCATTGACATTTTCAGCCACTCTTGCGCGACAGGTTCGCACAAGTGCTGAATGAGGAAGCTTTGCAGTTGGCGGTATAAATCGCGTTCTTCGAGTGCGCCTTGTCTTATACTGGAATAGCTGACGCCTTCGAGGTTGTTACTTAGGCTGGTGTAGCTAATGCCCAAACCGGAAGCGATACCACGCAAAATGCCTTTGTGGAATTCGGCATATGCGCTGGTTGGATGGCTAGGATTCCATTCTTGAAAACTCATTCCGGCTGGCAATTGCTGAATACTTCCAGGTTCGCCAGACATGATCTGGTTTCCGTCAGCGGATTCGTCACCAATGAAACCCTCACCGTCAGGACTTACCAGAAAGCCCATTTTTGCGGCTGCGGTTCGAGCTGCAATCAGTTCAGCTTCTTCATAACCGCTGAGAATCCTCATTCTCGTCATGGCACTGGCAAACCAACTGACGCCTCTGGTTTGTTGCGCTCGGTCAGGTAGGTAAATGTGCAGAATATCGTTGGCGTCAACTCTGGTGCGTTTGTCTGAACGCCTTTGTCCAAACGTATCAAATGGATGGCCTTGGCCTAATTTCAAATAGTAGGCTACTGGTGCGTCAAACTCGTCTAGTTCAACGCCCATTACTACTCGTCTGCCTTTTGGCTCAGTGGTGAAATATTCTTCGTCTAAAAAATCCGGCTCGAGGATTTGCAACGCTAATCCGTCTGTCCATTTCTGGCCTCTGACAAAGCGAATGAGGATTTCGCCATCTCTACACAATCCTTGAATCACTAAGCGTTGAAGGTCTAGCCAGCTATGCTTGCGGCTTGCACTGCATCGCTTGCCCCATCGCTTGAACGCTCGTTCAATGATCGCATTGCCAGCACTGTCCAACTCGCCAACATTCGGCTCGTTGAGATTTCTGGCGCGAGATTGAAGCTGAAAGCCGTGTTCACCGATGACGTTACTCGACATCAGTTGAAGATAACGTCTGGCGTAATCGTCATTTCGGCAAAGTTCTCTTGCTCTGTCTCTGATTCTGCGAAGGCTATATTGCAGCTCAGCATCGGCTGAAGTGGTGGAGCCAATGAAATCCGCCAGGAATCTCGAGCCAGCCGCGCCATCATATCGACGCTTCTTCTGCTTTGGACTTGGATTCTCTGGTGCTTGTCTGTGGACTCGGTCAGTGAGCCACCACATTGCTTCAGCGATCATCCTGCCCTCCTAAACTCAACCTTCACCATATTGGCTGGTCGCTTGCCACTTCTGACGCGAGCTTGCTGGCGTTCCTTGATGACTTCGCTCTTGTAGTAGTCGCGCCACTTCATAAGGTCTGTGATTGAAAGCTTGGTCAGGCTGCGGTTGCCAATTGAGTATTCTTCAACGTCATTATCTGCGCGGCCTTCGAGCAAAGATTGAATCTTCTGCAACATGATTTCGGCATGAGTGCGCGGATCGTGAGCAACGTCCGTGTCCTGGTCTATAAACCACTGGCCTTCAGAAACCTTGATTTTCTGATCGTCGCTTGTGCGAACAATCCAGGCTTGCCAAGTAATTTGGCCTGTTGGGTAGGCTTGCGTGTCTGCGGATGAGACTTCGATATAGTAGGTTGAATCGGCTTCAACAGCCGTGATCGCAATCTCGGTGCTGGAAGCCTCTTGGCTTCTGCCGAAATACTTGAGCTGATAAGAATCGGGAGGATAGTCTGAAGCGAGATTGTCCTTGCGCCAAAGCCAGCGTTCACCAGCTACAAGACGGTCAGGTTCAGTGGTAGGATAGTTTGCGCGGTCGAATTGATTGGTTGCCATGCGCTATTGTTAGCGCACTTTGTCAAGTCTGTGGTCTGAACTGTCTGAAATGTCTGATTTGTCCGAATGGCTACTGAAGCCTTGCGAACTGGTCGAGGTAGGAAGTGTTTGATTCAATTCGCCAGCGTCCGCCAACCTTAAAGGCTGGAACTAATCCGCTATTGCAGAATCGGACTGCGGTGCGCTCGGTAACGTCAAGTTCATCCGCCAATTGCTTTGGTGTCAAGTATCGGTTCCTTCGGTGTCGCATATCAAAACCTTTGAATCCAAGATTGTGGTCTTCGCGCAGGTTTCAACGCTCTTCGTTGTGGTTGAGGTTCAGGCTGGGCAACGCTTTCTTCAACAGTTTCAACCACTTTAGCAGTTCTTTGTAGTCTTTTCCAATCCCGAATGTTTAGCGAAGACAAGGCTGCTAAACTATAAACTAAACAATCCAAGGCTTCGTTTCTTGGTCGAATCTTGATCCATTCGCGTCTTGGAAAGCCTTTGTGGTACTTGGTGACGATTTTCTCAGCCGTGAGTTGAGCAAAGTATTCTTCATCCAAGTGTTTCGGAAATCTTAGTGCTTCAGGTCCGCTTGCTATGCGAAGTCTGCCAAAAATCGCTTGTTTGATCGTATCCACCCCAACCGGAAACAATTTGATTCTGCCGGAATTGTTCCTTGACGGTCTGCCGATTGGTGGCTTGCCTTCACCTCCCACACCTTTGATTGCATAGATTCTGGAAGCGGTTCTGCTTCTCACAAATTCATAAACCGCTTGCGTGTAGTGTCCACCGGAATCAATACAAGCCGCTTGCACTGGCAGTTCGTGACCATCCGCACAACGCCAGCGTTCTCTCAGAAGTTTGTCTAATTGAATCCAAGTCTGCGGTGCGGCTGGGTCAGAGTGGAGAATCTGATGGTCAAGAATAAATCCTTCGTTGTCCTTGCCTGTTCCCAGAAACGTCACTTCTAATCGGTCATCCTGAACGTCAATGCCTGCCGTAATCACCAAAACTTCTGCTGGCGCTGGCGCTTTGAAGACTTCTCGACGGTTGTAAAGTCCGTGTTCGTCTATGGTTTCGCCTTGGTCTTCCCAAGTTTCGCCCAGGCTAAGATTGACAAAGGTCTGAAGCTGCTGTGCTGAGTTTTGGCATTGCAAGAATTCTTGTGCCATTTCAGCAAGCCTAGTCCAAGGCGAGTACAACGCATTGAGCCGAAAACCTGCGATTCCGTTGCAATGGCGTTTAGCTTTCCAGCTTCCTGCTCGAACTGCTCTCAGTCGCTCGCCTTCAGTCCAGCCTGTTTCGCATTTTTCACAATGCATCTTTGCGTCAGATCCGTCACCTGTCCAGCGAACCGAATTCCATTGCAAGGTCTGCTCATGGTCGCAGTGCGGACACTTCACAAAATAAAATCTTTGGTCTGATTCCTCAAACCAGCGTTCAATCACCGAAACGCCTTTGACGGTTGGAGTTGAGACTAACACGATTTTTCTATTCCAATACGTTGACGTTCTCTTCATAGCCAGCCGCAACGGATCGCCATCAATTTTTGCCGTATACGGATAACGGTCTGTTTCGTCACAAAGCAAAATTCGGATTGGCCTCGAAGACAAGCCTGTTGCTGAATTTGCCCCAACCAAAGTCAACTGACCACCAGCAAAACGCTTTTGCAGAATCGTGTCTCTTTGGTTGCCTTTGCCATCAAGCGTCAGTTGCTTGAGTTCTGGCGTATCTCGCAGCATTGGAAAGATTCGTTCCTTGCTGAATCCTTCAGCAGCGTCAACTGTAGGCTGCAAAAAAAGAATTGGGCTAGGGTCAAAATGAATAAAATAACCCAGAGTATTCAGCAGGATTTCAGATTTCCCACACTGAGCTGAAGACATGAGAACCACCGTGTGAATCAGTGGGTCAGAGATTGCGTCCATGATTCCGCGCTGAAACTCGGCTCGCTCGGTTCGCCACTGGCCTTGCTCGGATGAAGCTTCACCGGATAATTTCCGGTATTCATCAGCCCATTCGCTAATTGTCAGTTTTGGAGGTGGTTCAAAATACTGGAGAGATTCTTGAAGAACTTGCTGAAGAAGTGCGCTCATGCGTAGGCGTCAAGAGGAACGTCTTTAAATTCTTTTAGTGCTTCTTCCAAGGCGTCAGCGATGATGCCTTTCGCTTCGGTCAGAGAGGTTGCTTGCAAAATATCTGGTGCAAGCTTGGTTGGCATGGCGAGAACGCGAGAACGAAAAGCGATAATCTGTGAAACCCAAACATTTTTGACGTTATCGGCTCGCAGCAACTCACGCTCCAGCAATTTTCCTTCGAGTTCGGTTTTGTTCGCCTGCGCTTTTGTCAGTCTGGTCTTCTCATACTGCAAGTCATTGCCAACTCGCCTTTTGACGTACCACTCAACGCATTGCGGCAAATCATAGACGTTTTCCTTGCCATCTGTGCCTTCGATTGGAAGACCTTCATTGTGCCATTTTTGAATTGTTCGGGTGTGGACTCCCAAGGCTGAAGCAAGGTCAGCTTGGTTGACTTTCATACGTGCGCCTTCTAAGTGACTGTAAACTC